TTTTCCCGCCTCTTCAGCGGCTTCTTTCTTGAGCAATAATTTACCGGCTTGTTTTGCACCAATCGTTGCCACTTTACCCGCACCAAGCGTTAAAGCTGTATCAAGGTTTTGACCGATTAATGAACCTAAATTACCAGCCCACCAACGCAAATTGCGTACACCTTGCCCCTCGCCATCAAACGCATTTTGATTTAAAGCGGCTTTCATTTCATCTGACATTGTGGCTAGATTTTCATCTGCACCTTTCGCCGCCCAATCACCAACATCATGCAACCAATCTGCACCAGTTAAAGCGCCAATACCATGTGCAATATCACTAACGCCTTTCCATGCGCCCATTTGCACCGCATCAACCGTATCAGCCACAATGCCTTGCTGTTTTTTAGGCTCTTGCGCTGTGAATTCAGTATCGAGGTAAGTGGTTGATGCGCCATTTCCTTTCTTGCTACCTGTATCGCCACTGATAATGCCGATCATTTCTTTGTAGTCTTTATTGGAAAGGTAGAAACTCATATATATTTGCCCTTAAAATTTAGTGATAAAAAAAAGACCGCACTTTTAAAGTTGCGGCCTGTTATTTGTCTAATCCATAATTACCGGCTGGATTAGTGAGCGGCGTATTCTTCAATGCCACTTCTGTTTTAAATTTCTCTAAATCTATTGCTTGTTTACCTGTTTGAAGTTGTAAATCGGTTGTGAGTTTTGCTGTGCTTAGTTTTTCGTCTAAATCTAGGCGAGCTTGATGCGATTGTTGTGTCATTTGCACCTCGAGCATTTTGATTTCAAGCTCTTTCTCTTTGATCTGAACTTTCATTTGCTCAATCTGAATTTGACTTTGAATCTTCATTTGCTCTAACTGCATTTCGTGCTGTTGTTTTTGCTGTGCAATCTGCATTTGCATTTGTACTTTCAGAATTTCAGGATCTTGCGGTTGTGCTGCTTGAGATTCTTGCATTTCCTGTAATTTTTGTTCGTACTCATCACGAGGGATAAGCATGGTTTGCGTTCCCATACTCATTGATTGCATCAATGTTTTAGCGCCATCGTACCAGTCAAAGGCATACATTAATTGCGGATGCTGACCGAATTTTTGGAAAATATCGATAATCTGCGCTGTTTGAGTTTCTTTAACCAATAGCGCCGATGTACCACGAGCAACAATCTGCATATCACCTTTGATATTCGGATCATCGCTCATTGCCATGTTGTATTCATAGAATCGGCGAATTAATGGTTTAGTCACGGCATCATCCCATTCTTTCACCTGTCTGCGGCGTACTGCATTTGCGGCGTTCATTAGCATAGACATACCACCTAGCGTTGGCGTAACCTGTCCTTGCTCGCCTTGCGCAATCATAGGCAATCCACTTTCTTCATCCATGAATGATTTTGAAAGCTGAATGATATTGGCAAATTCTTGCTGACGACTGCTAATATCAAATACGCCAAACGCTCTTTGAGCCTCAATGGATGCGTTCATCGTTGCACGGTCATTAGTGCGCCATAGTTTATATGGAGATAATTCCCAAGAGCCGTCCACTGGACTTAATACGCTGCTATTCACGACTGCTTGTGGCCCGATACCTAAAACGCCGTTATCAATCATGCCTCGCCAAGCAGTATTTAAAATCTCTTGCGCATCACGGCAAAGGTAAGGAATACCAAAGCCAAACACACAACATACATCAGGCTCGCAAGTGTAGATTGAATAAGGATATTCGGCTGAATCTAACGGATTGAGATTTACGCTTAAAATCTTGCCGTTGCCGGCCATCACGATCACGCCATCAATTTCAAGATTAGCAGCCTTTGATTCTTCATCGGTTGGAATGTTGAGCTTATTGCCCTCGCCTAATTGAGAATTGGCGCTCTCTAATACGCTCAATGGAATACCGCCATGATAAGTCCATAATTCATAGCGATTGTCTTTGCTCTGTGTTTCTAAGCCTGATAACGTTCTCAACGTATCAACATAACCATCCATATCTGAGCTTGCTGTTTTCGTATCTGAGCCGTCTAATTCGCAAAGCTCAAGCACGTTATCTTTTAAGTAGTATGGATTTTTAGCTAAAGCCTGTAATTGTTTTTTCGTAACATAACTGCGTTCAAAGACGAACTGGCAATCTTTGATTGTGGATGCGGTCATATCCGGCACAAAATCCCAAGGCAATACTAAACGAGCAGCCGGAATTGTTTTAGTCACAATCTCGCCATTCCATTGCCCCATAGCATCTTCTGACCACACTTTTGATTCCACAACATCAACGATAGGCGCACGCAAAATACCTGTGCCCAATACGCCTGCATAATGTAAACATAAGCGAGCCTCAGCAGCGTAATCACACTCAAGCAACTGATCGTCAATTAACTTTTCCATAGCCTCTGCACGCTCTTTTGCTTGTTGCATAATTGCACGAGCGTTATCAATTTGAGCGGCTATTTGCGGATTGCCGTTATCAGTTTGTTTTGCCATGTTGGCAATGTTAGGCATAGGCGTTGGCGAGATACCGTAATTCTTGTCATCGCTCGGGAATAACATATCTGTCATTTGAGCCGTCCAAGCATCAGTTTTCGCACGAGTATAGCCAACAAACACTTTAGATTTACCTGTTGTTGTTGAGGTTGAGTATTGGTTGCGATATTGATACATATCTTTCACCCAACGTTCTACAACTGGTTGGCGTTGTTTAATTTGCTCTAATAATTTTGCTTTTAGCTCTGATCCGAAATTCGTGATCGCCTCTAATAATGCGGATTGTTCTTCTGCCATTGTTTAGTACCCTGTCAATGAACTGATTGCTTGATGTGGTTTAATGTTGATGATCTGTTGTTTGAATAAATCAGGCATAGCGCCTAAACATAAATATTGGTTTGCATCGTGTGGATGCGAATAACGATTTTTATCCGGCGTTTCAGTGTATTTATCTTCCCCGCTGATATTTAATAAGCGGTATGAATAACCTGTTTCATAACCTTTGATAAGTGTTTTACAGTGCGGACTAATAAGCATTGCCGGCTGTCCTTTGCCCACTAAGCGAGATAACCACCAACGAACTGCCTCAAGGCGAGCTGTTGTGTTATTTGATTCAGCCGGACGAGCATTAAAGCCGTTTTCCAATAGAATTTGAAAGCACGTTTTTTCGTTGGTTTGCGCACGTTGCACACCAGCCGGGTCGCCTATCACTTCAATTTCACAACCGTTGTATTTTGATTTAAGTAGAATCGAAAGCTGATCACGGATAAATCGTTCAATACCCATACCAGTTGCAACAACTTCATCAGTGATGCGTAACTGACCGATTGGCGCAACCTGACCGATAATTGCGGCTGGCGTTAGACCAAAGTCAAGACCGATAAATGTTGGCCATCCTTTAACCGGCAATAATTTATCTTTTGATACGTGCAATTCTTTGTTAAAGTGATCCATATAAACTGGTTTACCTGTTTGTACTGTTGCAAATTCATTACAGATGCGAGATTTAATCCAGTTGAGCGTTTGACCTTGCAAGCTATCGAACCAGTACCCATAACCTTTCTTATGGTTTTCAACGTTCTCAGCAAGCGGATTAGCAACGAATTTATGCCCTTTGTATTCAACGTATAAGCCGGCCTCAATATTGGCTTTAACTTCATTGGATAAAGAGCTATATGGAATGCCTGTAATATCAATTAATGCGCCAGGCTGAGTGAAGAACTCCCATCCTTTAGGCGTTAGACTTTCGCCTGTTTCTTCATCAACGGCGGTTTCAAATTCATGCCACCAGTGATCGTCATCAGGCGAGTTTGTGTCCATAATCATGCCGTTCCAGGTTGCGCCATCAAATCCCTCTAATACGCTCTTCTTAGGATAACGACCTGTACGAGTAACCGCCTCAGTAACAAGCAACACTGGCAAGAATTGAGCCTCGTTTATCCAAATCCCTGTAAGCTCAAGTGACATTAATTTCTTAACATCTTTTGGCTTATCCATGGATAGGAACATAAATTCAGCCTCAACCGTTGTTTCGCCATCAGGATGATTGATTTTCATCAATCCTGAGATTGGACTGTCATATTTAATCGGGCAAATACTGTCGGGAATCCAGTCTTGAAATGTTTTGATCACTGTACCCTTTAACTCAGGGTAAGTATTACGCACGCAAGCCCAACGAGTACGGCGAACACCATCAGAATTAGGCTCTTGGTTTAAGCAAATACGGAACATTTCCATTACACACCCAACTGATTTACCACTACCAATCGGGCCACGAATTGCCTTTACTAATGCGTTTGATTTATGTACTCGGCGAAAGGTTGGCGAGGCGATATAATTAATCTTCATCATCGCCGCCTGTAAAATCCATTGTGTATTCCACTTTGTGTTTGCTTGCTGCTCTTGCGCCTAACTCTTGTGCGAGCTTATCAGCTTTAAGCAAGGTTTCTTTCGTCTGAGCTTTTCTTAATTCGATTGTTTCAAGCACCAAATCAATATCGTTATTTGTGCGGCTTAAACTCTCAATTCGTGCAACCGCTCTATCTAATGCGTTCTGAGCGGCATTAATCAGCTTATAGGTAACTTCTTTATCTTCAGCCGTTTTACAGTGACTTAAATCAGCAGTGAACTTCTCAAGATTCTCGATTGATGCAATGGCACGTTGGCGCATTAAATCAATCTCGTCTTTAAGACTAAAATCAACCACAACATCAAAGGCTGATTTATCTTTGAAGTAACGAGCGTAACCGCCATGCTTTATCATTTTTGCTGACTGTTTCGCTCTTGTTGCCATTCTTTTCGCAGTTTCGCAGTTTTCTTGTGTGACTTTCGCAGTTTCATTCGCAATTTCGCAATCAACTTCGCAGTTTTCCTCTAAATCTTCTTTAGATTCAACAACTTCCAATTCAGCGATTTTATTCGCATTGTTTTTAACGGCTTTCTTAATTGCTTTTACTTCTCGATTGTCACTTTTTTGGATTTCATCTAACTGTGCGAATGCTGTTTCAGGCTTTTTGATATAACGTTTAGCACTGGCAAAATTTAACCCTTTCTTTCTGCACCATTCTGATACTGATACACCAGTCTTTGCGTAAGACTTGATATATTCTATTTGAAGTGCGTTCCAATTATTTCTTGCCATAAACGATATATAAAAAAAGCCCGCAATTAAGCGGGCATATTGATTTAACTATTTTTATTTACTTAACTTCTCAGTTTGCCATTCACGAATCTTGTCGATGCGGCTTAAACACATATCACGCTCTCGTTTTAGAATCACTGAGTATTGCGCAATGTCGCCGTATGTTTCACCGGCAAACTGTGTTTTATCTAAATGAGATAAATAAGCAACTGGCAATCTTTGACAGGTAACAACTTGCGGTGCTTTATTGGCGCAAGAAGTTAATAATGCCAACAGGAGCATTGGCGTTAAACGCACCGCTTTGCTTATCAGATTTCGGAATTGATTTAATAATCGCATTGGTTTCCTCTCTTGTTTTGCTATCTGCATTTGACAATTCAAACGTTAAGCGCTCGTTTTCCTCAATGTCTGCTTTTAGCTGCTTAATTGAGTTGGATTGAGTTTCGATTGTTTTGGCTTGTTCTGCGTTAGTTAATTCAAGACTTTTAATGGTATTTGCTTGATGTCCTAACAAAGTGCATAGTGCAATAACTAAAACACCTAATCCGCAGTAAATATATTTTTGCATGATTTAATCCACCATTAGCGCACGATACAATTTACAGCGTTCTTCTAATCCATTTGTGCCGCCGTTGATTCTTACGGTAACTTTCTCAACAGAACCCAAACTAGCCAATCCATTTGCCACCCAATACCAAACGCCAGCCTTAACCGCTAAACTTAAATCAGTTGACAACTCTTCAGGCTCAATGGACTTACCTAACCACGCTTGGAATTTTCCGTAATTATCTTTGCCTGTAACGTGTGGCAATCCTCTGCCTCTATACTTCCAACCATCGCCGCTTGCCTCGCTACCATTACCCATGCGATTAGCGTAAACCTTATTTGCTATCGCCTGTGGTTTACGTTCATATTGTTTAGCAAGCAATAACGTTGGAAAGTATTTTCGGAAAACATTAACCAACCCATTTGCGGAATAGTTTAAATTCTCGCTTAACCTTGTATATCCTTGAGTTTCGTGTCCGTATTGCGCAAGGAACATAGCTTGCTGCGGTTTAGTGATGCAGCCGGCGACAGTAATTTGCTTGTCGATTGCATCGTACATTCCCGATACTGCATTAGGGAATACTTTGTTAAATCTCTCTTTAGAAATCAACATTTTTAACGCCCTCTACCTTTACCATTGATTCGACCATTATCGCTATAATGATCGCCCCTTTCTTTCTCAAACCATAACGATTGAAATTCACTGTGAGCATCTTGCTCGATTTCATGTTCGTAATCTTTCACTAAGCTTTTAATCTGTAAAATTCGACTATTGCAGATTTTTAATTGGTCAGTAACTTTCACAGCGTAAACAGCAACATCAGAAGATTTTTCACCGTTCAACGTTGGTTTCGGGCAAGTCACTAAAAGATTGTCCGGAATCGTTACTCGGATGATCTTAATCTTCTCAACTGGCTTACTCGGATTTAAGCAGCCTGTCGATAACAGCACGACTAACACCATCGCTACGAACACATTTACTTGAAAGAACAATCTGCAATAGTC